GGGCGATGGAGTCCGTGGAAGCTGCTCCTCAGACGCGATAAGCTTTCGGATCTGGTCTCGGAGGTTTCCGAAGTAGTTGTTGAGTTTCCAAGAATCCACTGACAGAAGGTTTGCCGAAGATTCAATAGGGTCGAGGGTCTCTCGGTTGATAGACCCTGAAATCTGGTTTTCGCGCCACGTTTGAAGGTATGCGCGGAGCTTGTCCACGTACGCGCTGTTTCGCGAGTCTTCATACTTGTCAATCATGCGCTGCAACTGACGCTCAATGTTACCCCACCAAGCGACAATCTGCTCACCCGAGTACGCTTCAAGTAGCGGAGGTCTGTCCTCAGCCGCAAACGTAACTCCCATGTCCTCGTAGCTGTGTATCATTGCGCTTCTCCTTTGGCTTTTGCGATAGCGTTTTCGAGTTCCTCGATGGTGGAATAAACGCCCCACGAGTTCCAGTCGCCACCTTGTTCGTCAGGCGTGGTGAGTACGCTAAACCCGAAATCCTCGAACGGTCCTCGGTACGCGTCGTCAGCGTCTAAAGGTGCGCCTACCTCATCTGTACCATCCCGCTTAGGTACGTACTCTAGGTACACGTTGTCAACGACGTGAAAGATGTCGGTTTCGCCCCACTCAAGATCTGTCGGAGGGCTTTGACTAGGTACATCGTGAACGTACTCGTACTTTCCATCAACGTAGTCGTAAAGCTCTTGCGTGTACTCAGGCTCAGCGTCTTCACCCTCCTGCCCGAGTATCTCCTGAAGGGTAGTGTTTTCCACTACGTTATGCTTTCCCTCGTAGTCTTTGACCGACGGCGCGTCTTCACTGCTCAGTTCCTCAAGGTCTTTCTCAAGCTTCTTGAAGGCTTCTTCGTCAGAGTCAAGATCGTCCTCGTCAGCGACTTTAACGTCGATAAAGTTGATGCGATCGCAGCAGCTGGGAGCTTCCCCTGCTACAAACCCTGCACTTGCGAGCGTGTTTATACCCTCTGCTGAGCGGAGAAGTGTGATGATGTCCGCGTAGTCCTCGTCGTCGCACTCTAGGTACAGTCCTTGATTGTCGACGTGAACGCTGCCTCCGACGTCTATACCGAGGTCACTGAGGGCTTTAGACAGAGGCTTTACCTTCGTCTCAAGCTCTTCGGCGCGGGATAGCTCCTCGAAGATTTTGTCTACATCTTCCTCGCAAAAGTCAGCATAGTCTGACTCTTGGGACTCGTTGTATAGGAACTTTAGTAGGTTTTTCACAGCTTAACTACACCTTTAGAACGGATACTGTTCTTGTTCGTATGAATGAGATTGAGAAATGCTTCCCTCTTCCTGTTATCCGTGAGAAACAGCGTAAGGCTTTAGACTTTATTCAACGGTCTATCGACAAAGGGTACAAGGATATTTTAATATCCGCGCCGACAGGTGCAGGTAAATCAGGCATAGGGCACGCACTATGCAATTGGGCAGGTACGCTCAAGGATACTGACAAACACAGGAAGGGTGGTTACTACCTTATTACGCAAAAGCTCCTGCAAGACCAGCTTGAAAAGGATACTGAAAGATACCTAGAGGGACTTAACAAGTGCGTAACCCTGAAAACCGCAGCCGAGTACCCGTGTACAGGCTACGGAAACTGCAAGATAGGTCGGTCGGTTGAGAACAGCAAGTGTCCAAAATCCATCTGCGCTTACGCGCTTAAAAAGCAGAAGTTCCTAGAGGTGCCCGTAAGCATCACGAACTACCCTTACTTTTTCACAGAAAGCACTTACGTAGGAGAGCTTCCAGCACGGAAAGTCCTGATATGCGACGAGTGCCATACGCTTGAAGACCAAATCATCGGGTTCATGGACTTGGAACTCACCCAGGACGCGTACGAAGACCAGTTCCCAGGCGAAAGTTTGCCTAGAGTGCGCACCCGAGACGAGTTTGTCGACTGGATCGAGGATCATTTGATTCCAGACATGGCGCAGAGGTTGAAAGAGCTGGAAGACCTCTACGGAAAGAAGGCTAACCTTAGCGCCGCAGACGCCGCAGTAATATCCAGCGCGGAGAACTTCTACTCTAAGCTCGGTCGTATTGTGGAAACGATTTACGAGGACATAGAGTGGGTGTTCTGGTACGAGCAAGACAAGAAGGGGTACAAGTACTACCTTCGACCGTTGTCTGCGGCACCCTTTTTCAAAGGTCTCGTACAAGACAGAGCAGAGGTGCGGGTCTACATGTCCGCCACTCCCGGGACTAAAGACGTATTCTGCAGAGCCTTAGGACTAGACTCTGATGACGTCGCGTGCCTGACGCTCGGAAGCTCTTTCCCGCTGGAAAACAGGCCTGTTATCGTCGCCCCGCTGGCGTCCCTCAGTAAAGCAAACCAGGAGCGCAACCTTCCCGCTTTCATAAGCGTCACAAAGAAGCTCGCGAGCAAGCCTGACCATGCGCAAGAGAAAGGCATAATACACTGCCACTCGTACGCTCTAGGTGACGCAGTGTACGACGCTCTGCAAGGTACTGAGGTCGGCGACCGTATAATCTACCCGAGAAACTCTGACGAGCGTCTTGAGGCGTTTGAGCGTCACTGCACAACTAAGCGCCCCTCGATCATACTGTCGCCAAGTTTTGTTGAAGGGTTTGACTTCAAGGACGACCGCGCACGCTGGCAGGTCATATTCAAGGTGCCGTTCCCGTCACTCGGCGACAAGCGCGTTGCCCGTATGCTAGACATTGACGAGGACTGGTACTTGAACAAAACGTGCATAGGCATCATCCAAGGAGCGGGTCGTATCGTCAGGAGTGACGAGGACTACGGGGTGACCTACATCTTCGACGCGGACTTCGTGACGGTCAGAAGCAGAGCTAAACGCTTGATTCCAAAGTGGTTTATGCGTTCCTTGCAGGACGCTAAAAAGAAGCGTGGTTAACATTTTCGCCCCTCATGTATAGGAAGGGGCATGAGCCTTCCTTTTTCCGAAAAGATTAACAACGTCTCTGACCCCCTGCCTTTTAGCGTGGGGATCGAGATAGAGTTTGCAAAGAGCGACGTTACCTCTCTGACAAGAGCTACCTACCGTGGGGTTAAGTTCCCCGTACCGACACTCTCAAACTGGAAGCTAAAGACTGACTCCAGCTGCGGCTATGAAGCCGTATCACCTGTGTTCAGGTCTGCGGATACGCTTATCTCTAACGTCAGGCACCTCTGCGCTGTACTCAAAAGCAATAGAACCGCAATATCAGACGCTTGCGGGATTCACGTGCATTTCGGGACGTGCTGGGACAGCATAGACGCTGAACGCCTGAACAACATGTTCCGCTTCTTTTTGCGTTACGAAAACGGGTTCTACGCTTTAGCAAAGCCTTCCAGAAAGGAGTCATACTATTGCAATTCCCTCCCTGATGAGGTCACGAAAAAACTGCAAGAAGGAAAGGGTTTTAGTGCGTGGAACAACAATTCAAGTCGTCTTCGTTACACTTGGCTTAATGGTGCTGCCAAGAAAAGGCACGGTACTCTTGAAGTGCGGGTATCTGAGTCGCACCTTAGAGCTGACGACATTCTCGGACTTGTTTTCTTCTACTCCCACGTACTTGAAAACCTGCTTACGCGTCCTGACCCTGTCAAAGTGCGCGGAACCTCGCGCTCCACGTCTCACCGCGCCGCTGTTTGTGTGCATGATATTTTCACAAAAACCAACTCCTACGGCAAAGAGCTTTGCACCGATGCTTCAAGGGCGACTATAGCAAAGGAGTGGGCACGTTGGAAGTACGCTTTTATCCATGGAAAAAGCTACCGCAGAGAGATGGCGGAGCACTCTTCTAAGGTCAAGACTCTTAATGAGTTGAGAGACAAGAAAGAGAAGATAAAAGCTGATCTCAAAAAGCTAGACCACGAACGTTTAGAGCTCAGTCACGCCCTTAACGACATCGCTTACCAAGAACACGAACTAAGCAGGACTACCAATGCCTCGTAGAGGCGGAGCACTCTTCTAAGTTAAAAATAAAGGACTAACCAATGCCACAGCATCCTGAATACTACATCCACAATCAAAGCGACGCCGTTTACCGCATAACAGCCGTAGAGGGTGCGCGGGTTTACTACCGTCGCCTCGGGGACGGTCTTGAACGCAATCTTCCCTCTGAACGCTTCTCTAACCGATTTCGAGCGGCAAACGAACAAGAAGCTGCGTCTATTTCGGAAGTGGCGTCTTTAGCCGACCAGCAGGGGCACCCCTTGACTTTAGGGTACACCGAGCGTCTTCGCCAGTTCCTTGATGGAGGCGCAGAAGAAGGGCAGGAGCGCGGCACTCCGCCTCCACCTGATGAACGCCACGCGGACGCCTCGCAAGCCGAAGTGGGTATCCTGACAGACACGACAGAGCGCGACAACTTCGACAACCTGACCCTCTACCCTGAGACGCGCGAATCCATCGACGACGGTGTCCGCCAGATTCTCATGCGCGAGCAACTTGAACAGGCTTGGGGTCTCAGCGAGATTATGCCTATGGCAGGTCGCTGTATTCTTAACTTCTACGGCGCAGCAGGTACAGGTAAGACCCGCGCAGCCAAGGCTATCGCTCATAGCCTTAATAAGCCTCTGTATCAGGTAGATTACGCCTCCATCGTGAGCAAGTACTACGGGGACACTGCCAAACATATCCGTGCTGCGTTCCACCGCGCCCGTGACCACAGTGCAGTCTTGTTTTTCGATGAAGCTGACTCGCTGCTGTCTAAGCGCGTCGATTTGAGTGAAAGTGGCGCGACCAGCATCAACCAGAACAGGAACACCCTTATGCAGGAACTTGACCGCTTCGACGGCGTAGTGATTATGACTACAAACTTGTTCAAGAACTACGACGAAGCTCTCCTGCGCCGAGTATCCGCTCACGTAGCCTTCAAGCTCCCGAACGAGTCCATGCGAGCGGAAATCTTCAAGAGCCACATTCCTGATGCGGCGATGGAGCGTGTCGCTGAGGACGTAGATTGGGGCTTACTTGCCGCGCAGACCAAAGGCTTCTCGGGAGGTGACATCCTTAACGTATGCACAAGTAGCATTATCGCCTCGTCCCGCAGCGATAACCCCGAGGAATGGGTTCTTACTGTAGAGGCGTTGGAGCGTGAGGTAGCTAAAGTAAAGCAAGCCAAGCACGATCATAAGCCCGTAAAAAAGAAGATGCCTATGCGAGTGTCTGATAACTGATTTTCAGGTTATTTTATTGATACGGCGTAACACGTCCGTAGTGTGAAGAAGGTAAGCCGCAAAACAAATGCGGTTTTCCGTTCTATATTTATACTATGGATAATCGAAGCATCGCAGGCGCACTACTCCGCAACCTCGGCATTACAGGCACAGGGTTGGCTACGGGAAACCTCGTACCCCCGCACCCTGCGGCTAGGCAACAGGACAAACTTGAAAGCGACTTTTCCGACGCAGGTAAAGTGCAAGACCCTGACTCCTACAACAAGTACTCAACACTGCTTAAACGCCCTGTAACGTACGAGAGCATGCTCAGCCTATGGGAGGAGATGAGCTCGTGGGACTTGATGGCGGCTGCGCTTGTTGAAATCGTAGATGAAGCTGTTCAGACAGACTCCAATGACCCTGCTACACTGTGGTACGAGTGTAACGACCCCGACATGGAGGACGAACTCAACGATATGCTTCTACGCATCCGCGCAGAGGAGTACATACCTAGTCAGGTGTGGTACACCGCAGCTTTCGGGAACTCGATCGAAAAGCTTGATTACGCCAAAAATGACGGGGTTTTAGGTTTCAACTTCGCACACCCTATGGACATACGCAGGTATTGGCTTGAGCGCAACCGCCAGTGCGTAGGGTTCAAATGGGCACAACGCGAACCCGACAAGGAGAATGCTTTCCACGCGCCAGACGGTACAGAAATACCGCGCGTAGGCATTAACTCGGACAAGGGGGTTGAGGATCTGTGGTACCCTTGGGACTTCCTGCATTTTCGACGCATGTACAGGCTACGCTTTACCGAGCATGGCGAGCCTATATTTGATGAAGCGCAGGGCATCTACAAGAAGCTGCGCATTGCACTTGACCAGATGGTCATTCACCGCGCCCAAGTCCAGCCTGACAGGTACGTAATGAACATCGACGTGAAGGATCAGGTACCCGCAGACCAGATGCGTACAGTTCAGCGGTGGAAGCAGACCCTTCGGTCGAAACTGTCTTTCGGTCAAGGCACATCTGACAACATCCCTGACGAGTTCAAAGCTTTCTATAACGCCTGGTCGCTCGACACTATACTTTACGTGCCTAAGCCTGAAGGGTTTCAGCACAGCATTGAGAAGCTCCCTGGAACAGCCAGCGTGCCTGATGTTTACGACATTGAACTCCTTGAGAACCTCTTTTTCTCGATTATCGGTATGCCTAAATGGTGGATAATGGGCGGTGAAGGAGGAGGCACGCCATCAGGAAAAGCGCTTCTTGCGACAGACATGCGCTTCCTCCGCAAGGTCAAAAGCATCCGAAAGCCTATCATCCAAGGGTACACCTGGCTCGGGTACTTCCATGCGCTCCTTCAGGGTAAAGACATCAGCCAGCTTGAGATTAAGGCTAAGATGTCCCCGATCGGTGGTCTTGAGGAACAGCAGAAACTTGAAATCCTCCAGGCTCAGACTCAAATGCTCGGAAGCATGGGTGAGCTTATGCAGACTTTCAACCTCCCGCGCGAAGCTTGGGTTGACGTCATCTTCAAACGCTACCTGCACCTTCCGGACGAGGTCGTAGACACCTTCGTGACCTCGCTCCCCGCACCTATGGACGTAGAGGAAAGCTCTGGATCTAAGAAAAAGGACATCACCGAAACCAAAGCTGTGAAGCTGGTCGAGGACATGCTCGGAAAAAAGCCAGGTGCGCGGCACGCTTTAGACGCACTTAACGACGCCTTGACGGGTAAAAAGCGCAAAGAACCGAGGATGTACAAGACTGCAAACGACGTAACTCCCGTCTTTGAAGGTTTCAAGAACGGAGACATTATCCGTAGCTCATTCCAGCGTGACGAGCGACCACTTAAAGTGTCCATGTCCGTGGCTGAAGGGAAGAAAAAAGGCAAGATCACGGGTCACATCGACGAGAGCGAGCGTAAGAAAACCTTCACAACCAGCCCGACTGCTGCTCCTGAGTCATCAGCCAAGGGTGCAGGGTACCGTAAGTTCATAGGAGAACGCATGTAATGGTAAGCATAAGGACAGAGTCTGAGTCTTTAGACGGGGTTCTTCTTGATAAAGCGTCTATCAAGACCTTTGCAGGAAACTCAGGGTTTCACAGGCTTAGAATAAGTGTGCAAGTCACGGACGAAGGAGATTCGACTGTTCAAAAGGTTCTCAAAGGTCGCGTGGCGTGGGGTGACGGTACTTTCGTACCCTTCCTAAACGCTAAAGTACAGCAGAAGACAGCCAGCGGCGCTACCTTAGGCACGTGGAATAGCTTAGAAGACGCGGCTGTTGCGTACGCGGCAGAGGTAAATGACGACGTCGGCATAGTCCGTAACGGGATATACAGTGCTTTGAACGCAGGTACAGAGTACCCTTTGGACTCAGGCTTCTTGTGGGAGGTGGCACCGTACGATTCTGCTGACTTCCCCCGCCCGTCTGTTGATCTTAAACTGTACCACGACTACTATCCAGGACTGTACGTACTCCGCATTGAAGCTCAAAATACCGCAGTGCCTGAGCCTGACGTCGGGCTTTTCACGGCGAACGTACAGATCAACGAAGTAACGAACCCTGAAGACAGGTACGTGAAGGGGTCTGTTATTTACGGACCAGTTATGCCTACTGACGGCAGCAACGCGCCTGAGTTCTGGAACTTTAATAGAGGCACAAACACCGAGATTCTAAAGTCGTCTGTTAAGATGATACTACTGACGCGAAGGGGAGAGAGGCTTATGCGCCCTAATTTCGGAACAGTGCTCCACACTTTCGTCTTTCAGCCTAACGACGCCATAGTACAAGACGCCATACGGACGGAGATTTCAACCGCTCTTGAGCGGTTTGAGCCCCGCGCCGCTCTGGACAAGATAACTATGCAGAGGAACGCGCGTTCTGTGAGCGTTGAGCTCACGTTCAGAAGCGTACTTGAGCCTGCGAACACTTTCGAGATACCTCTACTATTTTCAAGATGAGCAAGACTTCCGCTATCAACCGAGCAGACTTCATACGAAGACTCGTGGACGAAGGCTTTACCGTGAGTGAGGCTACTAAGGCGTACAACTGCATGATCCGCACGTTTGACGACGCTATCGTCGCAGGCGCACGCATAAATCTCGGCAGGATCGGAGCTTTGAAGCCCCAGATGCAGGAACCGCGCACAGTACACATGGGGTTTGTGCGGAAAAAGGACGAGAAAAACAGCGTAGAGGTACGGAAGTCCAAGCGGGTGTACGAGCTCGGGAGACGCCTAAGGTACAAGTTTATCTTGTTCCCTGAGTTCTTAAATAAGCGACAACTTAACTGGTTTTAACTATGACTATCATACCTATAGCACTTTCAGACGGCGACTCTCTTGACGACGGACCGTACGCAGCAACCGGTGGAGTACGCCACCTTGGACCCGCTGACGCACTGGACTCATCCTCAGTAGGTAATCCGACAAGGCAACTCGCCCATCGAGACAATCTGATAGCTCAGAAGGTCAACGAAGTCATCAAGCAGGTGAACTCTCAGGAGCAGTACGTAAACCTCCCTACGGTGCGCACAACGCTTCCTGCGGGTACTTCTGAGGTTGTAGTGAACGCCCGCATACCTGAGGGGTTTCAGGCTCGAATACTTAACGCTATTGTCGCTTCCGTGCCTGAAGGTAACGCGCGTCTTGAGATTTACTACAACAGTGGGAGAACTTTCGGCAACGAGACTGGCGAGGCACTCGTCACTACTTCTGAGGAGTACCAAGGCGGTACACGCTTCTACAACTCAGGCGAGTTTGTCATCAAAATCTTCAATGACGGAGAAGTCACGGCAGACGTTGCTGCATCCGTCATCCTCACTATGCGACCTACCGAGGCGACTGGCGGCAACGTTATTTCGCCCGGTGTTAAAGGCGAAAAAGGAGACCGAGGCGACCCTGGTCCGCAGGGTCCGCAAGGGGCGCAGGGTCCAGCAGGTGCGGCAGGTCAAGGCTTCACGTGGAAGGGCGATTACGACGTTAATACGGCATACGACCCGAACGATGTGGTCTCGTTTGAGGTCGGATCAAGCGGTACCAACCCCTTAGTCTCAACGTACATAGCGACGAGTGCTGTTCCCGTAGGGACGCAGCCTGGGTCTGGAGGGGGAGGCGTGTGGAGCCTCGTAGCCACTTCCGCTGTCGGCGCGAAGGGTGACAAAGGTGACAAAGGCGACAAAGGCGACGACGGTCTTGACGGTGCGACGGGTCCCCAGGGAGACAGCATCACGTGGAGGGGGCTGTGGAACAACTCCTCGATCTACGATGAGCAGGATACGGTACGCCATAACTTCGGAGGGGAACCCTACTCTACGTTCGTCGCCACAGGGAGCAACCAAGGACAGGAGCCTCCGTCATCGGCTACTGGATCAAACCTCTACTGGTCTCTTGCGGCTCAGCACGGTGCGCAGGGACCCCAAGGTGATCCTGGTGCGGACGGAGTAAACGGGGGCTTAACCTACAAGGATACTTATGACAATGCTTCCAGCTATGATGAAAACGACGTAGTAAACGTGTACTTGTCGGGGACTATGACAACATTCGTAGCGACGGCTCCAGTGACCGTAGGAAATTTCCCACCTAATCTCCCGTGGAAGCAACTTTTTGGACCCTCTGTAGGCGACTTCATCACAAGAAAGACAGAAGGACACCCTTACAGCCTAGCTGCTGGGGCTTGGGGGGCTCCCTTACCCGGCTACGTCAGCGGCGTCCCCGCGTCGGGGGATTTTGATTACTTTGAGTCGGTAAGTATTTCGGCGTCAGGCGAAGAGACTAACCTACTGCGCCTTAAAAACCAGAACATGTACTTCTATGGCGACCTCACACTGCATTACCCGAAGGTATCGACAGGGGCGATACTCGACTGGAGCGGAACAGACATTTCGGTGGCTGTATGCCCTCACGAAACAGCCGACGTAAGCATCCAGGAGTACTCGGGCAGTGCCGTGGTAAGCGTGAACGAGGCGTCGGCTAAAAAAGTAAGCGTAATACTGTACGGCATGGGTCCTGAAGTTATCTGATGAACAACTTAATAACGAACGTTGAAGACGCGATCAGTCGCGTTGAGGACATGAACCGAAGGCTGAAGGCTCTCGATCGCATGACTGCGCTCAATAAGGTTTACGTCGACGACACGTTGAAACGCCTTACAGACGTGATTAACACTAAGGCGGAAGAATACTCTCGATTAGACCTTCTTGACCCTTCCCGAGTCATACTGAACGAAGGGCTTCAGGCTCTGCGTACAACGGTTGAAAGCAAGGTGAGAAATTTAAGTACCGTGATAGAGGTCGCTAGGACGGAAGCTTACGGAGACCTTGAGGAAGTTGTTAAAGAGATCGACAAGCACCTGAACGATGAAGGTCATGCAGCTGCGTCGGGTCCCATAAACTATACCAGCCCTAAGACACGTGGAAGGACCCTGCGGTTTGAGACAAATAGCAACGGTTTCTGGAGTAATGTTCAGGTTCGTGCTGTTGGGGACTGGTCTCCAAAAGGGAGCGGCAGGACTGAGTCAGGGACGGTTTATTTCGTCGAATCAAACTTAGGCACTGCGTGGGGTTCCGTTCATGCAGGAAGGCATGACCAGAGTTCTTGGAACTACGTTCTGTTTAACAAAGCCAACGTGAGATTTTTTAGAGTAACCCTCAACATGGGAGAGGTAGTTAACATCGGAGGGTCATCGTGGTTTACCGTGACTGCAACGCCTTAATCTATGAGTGATGCACTAATAGTAAGTCTTGAAGTCCTTCGAGCTAGGCTTAACGCTTTGGAGGAGCTTTTGCGTGCCTTAGAAGGTCTCGTCGACGAGAACATTGCGCTTAACATCGAAGACCTGACTAATTCAGTCCAGGACTTGAGTAACAAGCTTAATGATCTGAATACCGACAACCAGCAGGACATACAGGACATTACTCAGTACATCCTAGACTCGCTAGAAAACCTGAGTAAGACCCTCAACAACTCTATTGACGTTGCGTCTGAACGCATAACTCAAAACATATCCTCTATCGACTTTGGCCAACTCCTAGCCCTTCTTAATGCGCATCGCGAGCTGAGCCTTGAAGACGCCCACGGCGGACCTGCGTGGACAGCATGATAGACGAGGAATACATTGCTGACTTTATCACGAGGAACAACTTTAGAGATTGTTTTGGAGACCTCTTAGGAGAAGATAAGCAAGCACTTATTGAAGCGTTGGAGGCGGACTCGTGGTCGTTCAAAGTGTACCCCCCGTGTACCATTATATCAGAAAAAGTATGCCGAGAAAGCGTAAGTTACCTGCCTGCTATACTGTTTGAGTACGACAACTACGTTAACGTGTTTGACGGAAACCACAGAATTAGAGCGTGGAACTACCTGGGAACGTGTACTAGAGCTTGGGTAGGTAGAATAAATAGGTCATGCTTTGACAGACTCGACAAAGGCGTACGGAGATCCGCCTCCTAGGTCAGCTATCGAGCCAGGTTCGGACGCTTCAATAAGTGCGTCATAAAAAGTACGCCAATTCCCTGTAGAGTAAGAAGGCGGGCGGTGCGCTAGAGGTATTCTCGCTTTCTGCTGGTCAAAAAGGGCTTGAAGTTCGGCCACAGTGTCGTCCCCTTTGCTTACCTGCTCGTCTATCTGGCTCTGAATGTCAGATCGGGTGGTCTCGACTTTAGTGTCCGTTTCGTCGCGAAGATCATCTATGTAGCCCTGGAATTGAGTCCGGAAGTCGGCGATCACGCTGGTCAGGTCGCTGTTGTTAGTGGTTACAGCGTCTATTACGTCTGCACGCGCCTTATTGCTTCGGTCTCTTGACGCCGCTATGCGATCGTCAAGGCCGTCCACTATAGCGTTGGCACCTGCTTCTGTTATTAAACT